TCAGTTGGGTCGATTAATTGTGCCATTTGTTCTCCTCGTTTATTCTGTTTCTACATATATAAATATGCAGTTATATAAAAAGTATCCTTTTTTTCTGGTTTTATTCAGGGAATACCGCTCCTGTTGGTAATATGTTAAAGTCTAGTATAATAAACTCTGCAGACTTAGCTGGTTGTAAGAATATCTCACCGATCATTTGATTTCTATCAATTACATCTGGAGTATTATTTGAACCATCCATTATCACTTTGTAAGCATAAAGACCTTGTCTTTGCTGTACACTTTCAAAGTATGGATTAGCTATATTCAAGAAACGCTGTCTTGTTGCTGAAGTGTTATTTTCAAATACTAAATATTTAGATGCTGATGCTATAAATTTCTTAGCTGCTATCAGCAATCTACGTACGTTAATTCTGTCTAATGCAGAAGGTCTAGCTTGAAGTGTTTTTTGACCCCATATGCAAATTCCTTCTTTGAATGTTGCGATAGGATTTACTCTACCTTCATATAAATCATCACGTTCAGCATGAGTCAACCTTGTTGGTACATCTATTGCTTCAGTTAATAATCCTCTATTTAATCCAGCTGGTGCAAACCATTCAAAAGCAACTTGATCATTCTTAGATATTACACCTGCCATTACAGCTGATGGTGGTACCCATACTGGTTTATTTTTATCAGTATCAAGTATCTTAACCCATGGCCAATATGTAGCTGTATAGTTTGAGTCTAACGATTTAACTGTGTTAGTTACAGTAGATATCGTTGTAGTATCATACCCTACTGCATCCATAATGTATAGTGCATCTCCTCTGTCTTCACAAACGTTTTTAGCGTGAGTTGTTACTACTGAGTGGAGTCTATGATTAGCACCCGGTGTTGCCATTAAATTAATATCATATTCATCTGGATTAGATACTGCATTAATAGATCTCTTAAATGCTTTTGATCCATCTTTCTCTGCTGTAGATAAATCAAATCCTAGCATATTTGTACTTACAATATCACCAGCTCTAGCTATATAACGTGCAGGATTTAATCCGTCAAATCCACCCTGGAATGGTACTATAAATTTCTTAGTTGAGAGATTTACTAACGATCCGTCAGGGGTAATAGATATTACTGCTCCTGCAGCTAGAGAAGCTGATGGATGTTGTACACAGTCAGATAAGTTAAAGTGTTTATTGTTTACTACTGGTCCTCCTGCTGAAGGTAATGGTAATAGGTAATTATAGTTATCAGTATCTGAATAATCAAACCCGTAGAATATTTTCTTGTTGTAAACGTTATCTGCGAGTTGTGTTTTTTTAGTATAATTATTTGTATTACCTTTTGCAGCTGCAGCATTTGTATGTCCAATAAATGATGCTGTTGGCATAGTACCTACAGTAGCTAATATTGGTTGATTCAACGCTTCAAATCCAAATGGTACAAGATTAGGTGCTATACCTTGATCTTTAACACCTTCAGGAACTTCTACCCAAACGTGTCTTGATAAGTTTGGATAATCACCAAATACAGTTACTTTACCAAATGCATCAATTTTTTGATATCTATCACCAATCACTCTAGCAATAAAGTTAGGTGAGTTAGGATCCAGAGTCAAATTACTAAATTGTTCAACTATATGAGGTCTTAAATCCTTATCTCCTGATTTTGCATATGGACTGTTTTGAGCGTGAATTGTACCATCAAGATCAACTCTACGAATCTGTACTGAGAATGAACCGTAATCGCTTCCTGCTACTGCACTTGCATCTTTAATATTTGATATTGCAACTTTATATTGATAATTTGTTGATGTACCATGTGATCTTGTATGGAACTTAAATAATCTTGTTGTTTGTGAACTTAAATAGCTTCCTAAATTTTGTGATACTATCCAAGGTGTTCTTGCTTCATATGCATCTTTCTCTGCATATATAGTAGAATAAGCATTTGCTTGACTTTCAGCTGTTACTGTTAAATTAGTATCAGCAGCATTTGATCTCGATGCATAATTCTTAAATAACATGTAATTGTATACTGGAGCAGTTCTAGATTTAGGTGTCATTCCAAATGTTTTACCTAACCATTGCTCTGAAGTTGTATCAATAGAAGCTGAGTAAGTGGTATTAGATGTTATTATATTACCTGTATCTGTATCACCTGTAAATCCATCTGCTGTTGGATTGTAAGTTGTTACACCGTCACCTGCAGAATCATCTGCTAGATATAAAGTAAATGCTGTTCCGTCATCAGAACCATTTATTACACCACTACCTGTTACTATAGTTGCAAAAGAAGCAGTTTTATTATTAACAGAGTTTACATCTGCTGCATTTGAAGCACTCCATGTTGAATTGGTTGCATCACCTCCTAAGCGATTTGTAATTCTTATTATGTTTGATCCTGTGAAGTTAGTAGGAGTTCCTCCGAATGTGTATCCAAATTTCTGTTCACCGTGACCTGCAGAACCAAATGAACCAGATATACCAGCGTCTGCTCGGAATACTAATTTTCCTGACACATTACTAAATGTTACTGCATTAATTATTTCTACTGACGCACTAACCATAGATGAGGATATCATGTTACCACCATCCTCATTTGGTATACCAGAAGTAATATTATCGTTTAAAGATCTTGATATGACTGGTATTGCAAAATAAGCTGTACAACCACTTAATCCTGTAGGAAGAGATCCTCCAAATGCTGGATTAGTAGCTTTCATACCTGATTGTACACTAGATACGGATGTTCCTGCACCATCTAGTGGTGTGAACAAACCATCTTCTGGATAATCAGTTCGTCCTGCAGAAGATGTGAAATAAAATCCATATCTCTGTTCTGCACCACCAGCTGGATTCGGTGTTGATAATACAAAAAATGCATCTGCATATGATCCAGATAGATTAGCTCCTGAAGAAGTCATAAATAATACTGATTGTTCAGGTATACCGTTTCCTAGTGAAGTACCAAATGTTGCATCAGAATCAACTTGAGTTGGATGAAGTACTGCAAATACATCATCAGTACCACCTGCTGTAGATAAAGCTGCTGCTGCTGATTCCTTAACTTTTAAAGGAATTAAGCTTGGTGCATATCCTGATAATCCAAGTGTTCTAACTATTGTAACTCTACCCGCACTCTTTAAATAAGATTCTACTGTATATGGTACATAACTATCTAAAGTTTTAGGTCCAAATACTAGTTCGAATTCTTTGAATGATTCTATAATTACTGGTTCAAATGCTGGTCCTTTTACGGTTGGTCCGATGATTGCCGCTCCTATTGCACTAATACCTGCTGGTAAGAATGAAAGGTCTCTTTCTCGTGTAAATACACCTGGGCTAACTATTTTTTCTGCCATTTTTATTACTCCTAGAGTTTATATTTTAATTTTATTCAGGAAAAACTGCACCTGTAGGTAAGATATTGAAATCGAGTATAATGAATTCAGCTGCTTTTGCAGGTTGTAAGAATAATTCACCAATCATTTGATTTCTATCAATTACATCTGGTGTATTATTTGAACCATCCATTATTACTTTAAATGCGTATAATCCCTGTCGTTGTTGTACAGATTCTAAATAAGGGTTTGCTATATTTAAAAATCTATTTCTTGTTGCAGAAGTGTTATTTTCAAATACTAAATATCTAGTAGCTGAAGCTATAAACTTCTTAACTGCAATCATTAATCTTCTCACGTTTACTCTATCTAACGCAGATGGTTTAGCTTGAAGTGTTTTTTGACCCCAGATACATACACCTTGTCCAGGGAATGTAGCAATTGGGTTTACTCTACCTTCATACAAATCATCACGTTCTTCATGAGTTACTCTATCTGCAGTTTCAATTACTTCAGTTAAAGATCCACGATTTAGTCCAGCTGGTGCAAACCACTCAAATGCTACTTGATCATTATATGCAATTGCTCCTGGAACAACTACTGATGGTGGTACCCATACTGGTTTGTTTTTATCAGTATCTAATATTTTTACCCAAGGGTAATACGTTGCTGCATAATTAGAATCGAAAGCTTTTATTGTATTAGTAACTGTATTAATTGAATCACCATACGCAGCTGCATCCATTACATAGAATGCATCTCCTCTATCTTCACAAGTGTTTTTAGCGTGAGTTGTTACTACTGAGTGTTCTCTATGATTAGCACCTGGTGTTACCATTAAGTTAATATCATATTCATCCGGATTAGATACTGCATTAATTGCTTGCTTGTAGGCTTTTCCACCTCCAGCTTCTGCAGTTGAACAATCAAACCCAAATAAGTTAGTAGAAGTAATATCATTACCTAGACCTACAAATCTTGAAGGATTAAATCCATCTTGCCCGCCTTGGAATGGTATTGCAAATTTCTTAGTTGAAAGATTTACAGTCGAACCACCTGGTGAGATTGTTACTGATACACCAGCAGCTAAAGAAGCTGATGGGTGCTGTTTTTCATTACTTAAATTAAATGGTAAGTTAGCGCCTTTACTTGCAAGTGCACTATCTACTGGTTTAAGGTAATTATGATTATCAGGCTCTACATAATCAAACCCATAATAAACATTCTTATTATAAACATTATCTAAAATTTGTGTTTTCTTAGATACTACTAGATTTGTTTGACCTATAATAGATGCTGATGGGCAATTAGTAAACGATGTACTTAATGGATCAATTATAGCTGCATATCCAAATGGTACTAGATCAGCTGATATTCCTTGATCTTTAACACTTTCAGGTACTTCTACCCAAATGTGTCTTGATAAGTTTGCATAGTCACCTTTAATTGTTATTTTTCCAAGACTGTCTGTTGCTTGATATTTATCACCAATCACTCTAGCAATAAAGTTAGGTGAGTTAGGGTCTAAAGTCAAGTTATTAAATTGTTCTATAATATCAGGGCGTCTATCTGCATCACCTGATTTTGCAAATGGTGATAGTTGTGCGTTTATAGTTGCATCAACATCTACACGTCGTAATCTTAATGAAAATGAACCGTAATCGCTTCCTGCAATAGAACCTGCTGCACGAATATTATCTATTACAACTTTAAATTCATAATTAGTTGCAGCACCATGTGACCTTCTGTGAATTTTAAATAATTGAGTTGTCTTATTACCAATTTTTTGTGATTCTATCCATGGAGTTCTTGCTTCAAGCTCGTCTTTATTAGTATTGTATGTATTTGTGAAAGTTAATGTTTGACGACCTCTGTTTACAACACTTGTACTTCCAGATGTATCTGATGAACCAACTAATGATCTAGAAGCTTCTGTTCCGAAATGTAAGTATGTGTATAAAGGTTTAACTCTATCTTTTGGTGTCTTACCGAATACCTTAGTTACGTAGAATGCAGATGATGGGTCTAATGACATTGAGTATGCAGTTTTACCTGTTTTAGCTCCTGTTATATTCTCATACCCTGTTCCACCTCCAGCTACATTATTAACTATATCGGCTCCTTCAGTAAACGTTGTTGTTGAATTATAATCTGATTGTGAACCTGATAAGTAAAATAAGAATGCTGAAGCTGTAACATCAAGAGCTGATCCAGATATTACAGAAAATTTAGCATTATCATCAACTTGTGATGGATGGAATGCAGTTACAGTCTTTGATATTTTGGATCCTACTAAACCAGTTTCTGCTACTATAGTACAAATTGATTCATCTGCAGTATATCCGGCTAATCCTAATATTCTAACAATAGTAACTTTACCTGCACTTTTTAAATACTGCTCTACAGTATAAGGTACATATGTTTCAAGTGATTTTGGACCAAATACTTGTTCGAATTCTTTAAATGATTCTATAATTACTGGTTCAAATGCTGGTCCTTTTACGGTTGGTCCAATTACTGCTGCACCTATTTCTCCAATAGCTGCTGGTAAGAAAGATAAGTCTCTTTCTCTTGTAAATACACCTGGGCTGACGATTTTTTCTGCCATGATTATTGACTCCTACGGTTTTATGATTGGGCTGGTTTAAATTCACCTGTCTGTGGATCTAATGTTCCTGCACCATACTTTTCGTTTAATTCTTTTACTAGTGATCGTTCTTGTTGTTCTAAGTCTACTATTTCCTTCTTTAATGTTACTTCTGCTGCTGTAGCTGTTTCTAGCTGTCTTTCTATTTGAAACTTCTGAAAACTTAACTGACCAAATACTGCTGTTTTTTGTTGATACTCTTGCTGTACTTCTTTTATCTTGTTCATTTCTTCTTCCGAAAACTTGATTGATTCTTCCATAACTTAAACTCCTATTTTTTATTATAATTGAACACGTTACATCTCGATGTAGTCTTAAATAAATATGCTAGAGTGCATTCAAACACTCATTTAATTATGCTATTCTGAGTAAGCTTTACGCTCTTTCATCTACTATCACCCACTCTGAAGCTTGTAGAACCTTTGTTACTTCAAGTTTATTGTAGGAGGTATGTTTACTTAATATCGATGGAGTGTCGCCTTCATATTTTATAATACATTTTGTATTACCTTTATTGTGTCTACTATTTTTCACAGTAGTAGTACAGCATGCATCAAATGCTGCTATTTCTTTCTCTGAATAGTTGTTTACTTCAAGAATTATATATTCTACCCTCATGTGCTATTCCTCTGGAGTATCACCTGACCATGATTGACCGTACCTAAGAACTGAATCTGTTAAAATCTTTAAGTTGTCGGGATTAATATGAGCAGCACCGCTTCCTAAAGTAGCTACTGGTATGTGCGTAGAGGTGTCACTATTGTCTGTACCTGTTACAGTATTTAAAGGATTTTGACCTGTGCGCATCCCTGTTTGAGAGTTAAATGGATAGTATGCTTTTATCATTTCACATTTACCACCAACTAACGTTCCTGGTTCTTCTCCAGGTAAAAATAAAGAATTAGTAAAACTTTCACCGTAAGATATAGGTGTATTACCATCATAATACCGAACACCAAGGTTTTTAGTAGTTTTAGTGTTATTTATTTTTACAGGACAATTTTGCATTACTAATACTTTAGTTCTTGTGCTTATGGCTGTATCAATTGATGTGTTATTGAATCCATCACCTGTTGGTTTTGTTGCACCTGAATATTGGAAAAAAGTATTAGAACCAATATTAGTCCAACTGGTGTTTGATATACTATGAGCTGTACCAGTATCTAAGAAATTAGTATAAGTTGCTGAGACTGGACCATAATGTGATTCATACCCTAGAGCTATCATGGTTGGTTCTCCATTTCCAAATGCATTATACCCTCCAAACACACCGTTGATTACTTTAGTTATTATTGTACTACGGGTTGCTGCTTGGTTATCTCCCGTTGTATCAATCATCCGTATAATACTAGGTACAAGACCACCATTTCCTGGATCAGCTTTATAGTCTGAAAATAAACTTGTAGAAATTACAGCTCCAGTTTCAGTTGCTCCATCATCTGAATTAGGTGCTACATGGAATCTAACTGTATTACCGATATAATCAGTTAAATCGAACCATCCTATTCCAAGATCCTTGATGTTCAACAGCTGTGCTGCTGGTGTAATGCCGAATGATTTATTGTATGTGTATTCTGCCATAAGTCTCCCTTAATATGTTACTGTAAATGCTTCAGTTGGGTCAGTTCTACCAGTACGAACGCCATTGTTGTATAAAGCTGATACATCAGATTGCTGTAATGCTCCATGCCAGTACCCGAAATCAGTCATATTATAAGCTAGATACGCACTGTTTGATCTACCCCATCCACCACCTCCGATATCCCCTGTATAATTGTGGTTCGAACCATCTAGCGCGGAATAAGAACCCGGGTTTGTCTCGTTAGTTCTATAAGCAATATTAGTAGAATCAAAAGCATTAGTTTGTTTTATACCATTTACATACATCTCCCAACCATCAGGACCATTCACGGTTTGATTAGCAGTATTCCAAACAAATGCTGCATGAAACCACTGTTCTGTGTAACCTACAGTTTCACTTGCTACTATGGTAGTTGTTCCGATTCTCTTAGCGCAAGCTGTGTTACCACCATTCATGCCATCACCTTTATGCATCATAAAATAATTTTTATTCGTTGCTCCATCCGAAAAAATGCCTACTAAAATACCTGAGTGTATAGAATTGTCAATTTTAGATGATTTCCATATTGGTTTCCATATGTCATAATTGGTACTTAAAGTGTGTCTAACTGGGACATTTCCATATGAGCTATTATCAGGGTTAGCATGTGGTTTTATCCAAAATGCTACTGACATAGCTGTCTCACCGTACTCTGCCATTAACGAATTTGCAGACCAGTCGATTGGAGTTCCACTATTATTTCCAGTGCTTGTTGACCCTGGCAGTCTCCACATATATGCATCATTTGAGTTACCTATGTAACCTACTTGCTGATTGTAATCCCAACCTGAGTAATCAGATATGCCATCAAATTCTATAGAATTGTAATTTATACTTGTATCGGCGTGATGCCTTCTACCTGAACTTGATCTTCGTATTACTCTACCCATTACTATTCCCTATTATGACCATTCAACTTCCGATGCTACTCGCTCTCTGTATTGAATCGCTACACCTATTAATCTTGCATCATTTCCGTAATCATCTGCAGTTGTATCTCTCTGAACTCGGAAGAATATAAGATTTGGTTTCAAACTAGTACCACCTGCTTCATGTGTACCACCTACTGTTATAGCTGGTGTTGGAGCTGTGACTTGAAGTACACTTATACCATTATCTGCTGTATCAGTAATATGTCCCCAGTTTGCATTTTGAGCAGCGTTAAGATCAGCATTATCCGGATAGGTTGTTGCATTCATTCGCCAACATACTGTGGAGCTATTATTAGTACCTGCAGTTGATGGATGTAGCTTATAGTAGAATATAGCTTTTATAGCTGATTCATCCCATTCAAACGGCATTGTAAATTGGAAGTTAGCTATCTCTTGATCTGAAGTATCAAATGCTAGATAATCAACAGTATTATAGGTATTATTATTACCTAGATTTTGTTGATTTGCTTCTGGACCATTAACTGCATTAGGTGTCATCCCGCTTGCCGCTATATAGAAAGTTCTAAAATTACGACCCATTATAGAGCCACTTGCTTTAATATTTCCTCCTTCCCCTGTTCCTGCAGTGTTTCCTGCAACTATGTTACTTCCTGATATATCACCACTTGCTGATACGTGCCCTATTATATGTAATGAAGCTGATGGAGTTGTTGTTCCTATACCTACCTTTCCGTCATGTGTTACTCTGAATTTTTCTGTGTTATGTCCAGCTGTGGCTGAAGTTGCATCTGTTGTATAAACTACAAATGCTCCTTCACCTTCTTTAGTTTGGTTTGATGCATCTCCATCACCATTACCAACTTCTGCACCTATTCTAACTTGTGGTGTAAAGTTAGTGTTAGAATCAGTAAATTTGAAATCAATAAATGATCGTTGTGCTGTAAGATCTGTGTCTACGTGATTATGAAGGACCATTAAACTAGCACTTTCATCTGATTGATGTTTACTTTGTGTTACAACATATAGTGGTGAGTTATTAGGATTTAATGCAGCCCAACTATTATTACCATCAGCTCCGTAGCTTCCTGTTCCTATAAGAACTCTTTCTGAAAATATTCCATATCCAATTGAAGCTGTTGCAGTATTACTACCACTAAGACCACCTTCTATTTGAACAAAACTTGCACTTATTACTGAAGCAGTAACACTACCTGCTGTATAGAATCCTTTACTTGCACTAATCCAGCTACCAGATACATTACCTGTTAAGTAAATACTACTTGCGCTTATATTACCTGATGCTGTTATTGATCCTGCAGTCCAGAATCCGTTACTTGCGCTAATATAACTACCAGATATATCACCTGATCCACTTGCCCATATCATTCCTGATGCTGTTACATTACTAGGTGTATAAAATCCTTTACTTGCACTTATAAAACTTCCACTTATTCCACCAGATGCATGGAGATTGGTAGTTTGGAAATCTGTAGTTACCATCAATGAAGCAGAAACTTTACCAGAAGCTAAACGTGTACCTGATCCACTTACCCATAACATTCCTGATGAGGTAACGTGACCTTGCATAGTAATTATATGAGTCATATCTTCATCGTCACCATTAGCTGGACCTAGGGATGTATTAGCACCAATTACGGTTAACCCAGCTCCACCCACTATCTCATGATTGTGAATTTGAATTCTATCAACATCTATCCTACCAAATGATCCAGTACCTAATGCACCAGTCACAACTAAATTATAAAAACTTCCTGATTTTGCAAATATATTACTAGCTGAAATTGCTAGACTTGCACTTATTGTATTTACTTGCAATCTACCAAATGATGCTGTAGATGTACCACTTCCACTTATGTTATGTGATGCTGTCACGTGACCTTGGAATAGGTGAACGTCACTAACTGCATCTCCTGCGTGAAGTCCTCCACTTGCTGTTACTTGACCATCTACATTCAAATTAGTTGTAAAATGTCCATCACCTGTTACATGTAATTTCTTGGTAGGGTTATTCATTCCTATACCAACCATATCATTACTTCCTAGTACAAATATTGTATTATCATCACCTGATGTCATTACATTAAAATCTACATCTGTAGAAGTAGCTCCAAGAGTCACCGAAGCAGGTATTACAGTTACATTACCTGCTCCTCCTGCTGTTAATATTACACTATCTCCTGCGTCAGGGAAGTGTAGGTGTGTATTTGGATCATCGTTATGAATAAGCTTCTGACTAATTCCTACATTTCCAACCACATCAAGCGCATATGTTGGACTGGTTGTATTAATACCAACTGCAGCAGGAGCTAGAACTGTATTCATATAATAATGTGGACCTGAACCTGATACTCGTAGTGATCCTGTCATCATTTGCACATCATCATCAGAATCACCCATTTTATTTGAACCAGATGTAAATGTAATAGATGCAGAAACGTATTCTGTATGGAATTCCTGTGCTACAACTATATCTGAAACGTATAGGTTACCTGTTACATAGGTATGTCCAGCGAAATGAGATGTTCCTGAGACACGTAAAGCTAATTCACTAGAATGAGCGAATGAAGCGCTTGGTTGCCAAGCTAATGTATTTGCTGCTAATACTGCAGTTCCAACATTCGTAAATGTATTTGAAGCTGATACTGTTAATGATCCTGTAACAAAAACTGACCCAGATATATCTAAGGTAGCTTTTGGTGATGTTAGACCACCAATACCGATATAGAAAGCCTCTCCTGTTTGACTACCTAACACCATTGAATTGTCTTGAGCTACTGAAGCAGAAATTCCTATTGCAATAGCATTATCTAGACCAGCAGATGCATCTGAACCTGAACCAATCAAAATATTTTTTGTGTTTGTTGTTACTGAATCTCCTGAACTACCTCCTATAATAACATTATCTGCACCTGATGTAAGGCTGTTGGCTGCTTGAGATCCTAATGCAATATTGTCAAAACCTGATACATCTCCTAGCTTCATTGCATATTTACCTATTGCAATATTTCTATGACCATCATTTGCAGAGCTGTATAATGAGTGGTGCCCGATAGCAATGTTATGATCATTATTGGTCATTGCTTTACCTGCACTTCTACCTATTGCAATATTATCAGATCCTCCCTCAATTTTATTCAAGGATGTTAATCCTAGAGCTATGTTTCTATTACCAGTAGTAACAGCTCCACCCATTGCATCGTGACCAATTGCTATTGTGTCATCAGCTGATGTTGTTCCATCTCCTGCATTTGATCCTATTGCAACATTATCTGCTCCGGCTATTAAGTTATCTAATGCGTTTGAACCGATTGCAACGTTATCTGCACCTGATACATCAGCTGCAGTCATTGCTTGAAAACCAATAGCTACGTTTCTATCACCATCACCATCTGAAGTTAGAAATGCATCGTGACCAATTGCTACATTATTTTCACCAGTAGTTGTTGCTACCCCTGCCATTGAGCCTATAAATATATTTTCTAATCCTGCTACTAAAGCTTTACCTGCTTCTT